TGACCGAGACCAAGAAGTATCTGGCCGAGTCCGGGTATCAAGTACCGGACAGGATCTGGACCCCTCAGCAGTTGATCGACTGGATCGACGAGCAGGGTCGGTACAAGTTTGATCATCGCTGCCCCTTTCTAGGAGACTTGCCATGTTTGGAGGAGGAGGCTCCCCACCCCCGCCACCGCCGCCGCCAGCACCCGCGCCCCCGCCGCCGCCCCCCAACCCAACCCCACCGTCCCTCGTCTCCCCCCGGAGTATCGTTGGACGAGACCGGTCTTCCAGCGCGGCCCGTGGGTACTCCTCGCGAGCGACCAAGGGCAAGCGTCGTCTGACCATCAAGCGGCCCGCTTCTGGCGGATCATCCGGCAGCGGGTCTGCTGGGACGAGCATGTGATGGGCTCCCCTTCGTACCCCCAGCCGTCAACTCCCGAGCCTTCCGTTCCCAAGTTTGGGGACCGGTATTGGAACTCTGGCGGCTTGATCCAGCCCCCAGATCCCTCCACAGTGGAGACGCCCGAGGAACGGTACGAGCGGACATACGGTTCTTCCTCCCTTGACTACAGCAACCCATACACACTGAGAATGAGCATTCTGAATCGTCAAAGGCACAACCGTAGTGACATCATGAGCCAATACCAGAGGGAATATGAAGCCGCTCTCCGAGGCGGAACTCCAGATGCTGAACTCGGTAGTGGTATGACCAGCGTCCAGTTTGAGTAACAAGAATGAACGCCAAAGCCCTATACAACTCGCTGGAATCAGACCGGCACACGTTCTTGGAACGTGCTAGGGATTGCGCCAAGTTGACAATCCCCACCCTGATTCCCCCGCAGGGGCACAGTTCAGCGACGATCTACCCGACCCCGTTTCAGGGTCTTGGGGCTCGGGGCGTCAACCACTTGGCCGCTTCCCTTCTCATTTCCCTGCTGCCGCCCAACCAGCCTTTCTTCCGTCTGTCTCTCGACGACGAGGCGGTCAGGGCTTTGGGTGCCCAAGGCACCGTCAGGGCTGAGATCGACAAGACCCTCTCGTCAATCGAGAGGTCAGTCATGCGGAAGATCGAGACCCTTGCGATTCGTCCCGCCCTGTTCGAGGCTCTCAAGCATCTGATTGTCGGCGGCAATGTCCTTCTCTTCATCGGGAAGGACAACCTCAAGGTTTACCATCTGGAGCAGTACGTCATCTCTCGGGACTCCGAGGGGGCGATCGAAAAGATCATCGTCAAGGAGTCCTTCTCCAAGTCCGCTCTCCCTTCCGAGGTCACCAACCAACTGTTTGGTGAGCCGGTCCCTTGGCAGCAGGACGAAGAGGAAGTCGATGTCTACACTTGCATTCAAGCCTTGGGCGGAGACAAGTGGAAGGCATATCAGGAAGTGGAAGGCACCGTCATCGAAGACACGGTGGGTACCTACTCTTCCAAGGACTTCCCTTGGTTCGCCCTTCGGATGAACCGAGTGGAGGGTGAAAGTTATGGCCGGGGATATGTCGAGGAATACCTTGGCGACCTCAAGAGCCTTGAAGCACTGACCCAAGCGATCGTCGAAGGGTCAGCCGCTGCTGCAAAAGTCCTGTTTCTGGTCAACCCCAACGGGTTCACCAATGCTGAGACTCTTGCGCGTTCTCCCAACGGAGCAATCCGAGAAGGGCTGGCCACCGATGTCACGGTACTGCAAGTTCAGAAGCAAAACGACTTCAGTGTTGCTCTTCAGACAATCGCTCAGATCCGCGAAAGGCTCAGTTATGCATTTCTTCTCGCGGAGAGTACGATTCGCAATGCTGAGCGTGTTACCGCAGAGGAGATCCGGCTGACCACCGCTGCTGTGGAACGGCAGTTGGGTGGTATTTACAGCATCCTGTCTCAGGAATTCCAACTCCCTCTGATCCGCAGGCTGATGTCCGTCATGACCAAGGCCAAGAAGTTGCCCAAGGTACCGGACGAGTATGTCCAGCCTTTGATCACCACAGGTATCGACGCCCTTGGACGGGGCAACGACCTGACTAAGTTGGACACCTTCTTGGTCGGTCTTCAGCAGGTCATCGGACCCGAGGCCATGGCACAGTATGTCAACATCGGGGAGTACCTGAATCGACGCGCTGCCGCCTTGGGCATCGACACCGAGGGCTTGATCAAGACCGAGGAGCAGATTCAGGCAGAGCAGCAGCAGGCAATGGCTGCTCAGATGGCTGAGAAGTTGGGACCCGAATCTGTTTCCCAACTTGGCTCCGCGTTGAATGATGGTAATATTTCCTTGGATCAGGTTGCCCAAGCGTCCAACGCCATAGCATCCCAGTCTTGAAAGGAATTGTAGATGGAACAAGTTCAATACACCGATGGGGTCACTGGACCCAACGCCCCTGCCCCCGACAATGGGGACCCCGGCGACGAGCATGTCGAAACCCCCCAGTCCACTCCTGCTCCCGAGACGGAGGCGGAGCCCCAGCCTACCCCTGAAGAGGAAACCTCGGATGACTCTACGGAGGAGTCCGGAGGCTTGAACCTTGACAGGTACGGCTCCGAGATTCAGGAGAAGGGGACGCTTTCGGAAGAGTCGTTCGCCGAACTTGAGAAGGCTGGCATCCCCAAGGCCTATGTTGAGCAATACATTGCCGGGCTTGATGCTGTCCAGAATCAGGCTGCTCAGTCGATGTATGCCACAGTCGGCGGCGAAGAGGCTTATGACAATATGATCAATTGGGCTTCGGAAAACTATTCCGAGGCCGAGATCGACGCCTATAACGCCGCTATCAATCAGAGCCCCGAGGCCCAGAAGTTCGCCCTTGAAAGTCTCAAGGCAAGGTACTCTGCCGCGAACGGCGGAACCGAGCCGAACTTCGTCAGGGGATCTTCCAAGAAGACCTCCGCAGGGTTCAGGTCCACCGCCGAGATGGTCAAGGCCATGAGCGACCCTCGGTACAAGACCGATCCCGCTTACCGTGCCGATGTAGAGAACCGAGTCAAGAACGCATCTTTCTAAAGGAGCAATGAATGCCTGTCAGTCAAGTGTCCAACATGGACATCGCCGGTCTGTGCGACCGGGTCACCGTCTACGCCCGCGAGTTGATCTCGTCCCAGTCTGCCTTCAACGGCGGCTTCTTCCTTGAGGCCGACCGAGAGCGTTTCGCGACGTACCTCGACCGCCTTGAGGGCTTCGCGACCGCCGCGAACTCCCAGCCCCTCGACCTCCCGAAGATCCACAACGTGGGTTATTCCCTGCTCAAGTCCTTCCCGACCGACGAGCAGATCGAGTCCGTGGAGAATCAGGACTGCAAGGACATCGTCCGTCGCCTCAAGGCCCTGTGGGTTGACATGAGCGAGAGCCAGAGTGCCGACCTCGCGAGCGGCATCAACCGTTTCGACCTGATGCGGTTCAAGGCCCTGCTCGACAGCATGCGTGCGCTGCTGGCCATGTCCGGTGACAGCATCGACCTGCCCGAGAATCAGGGCAACACCCCGGTCCCGGTGACTGGTGGGTCCTCCGCCCGCACCCCGGCTGGTAACTATTGATGAAGCGTACCGACCCTGAAGTGGGTCGGACGGTTGAAGAGAACCGCCCCGTCTTCCAGTGTGTGAAGACGGGGCTTCTCTATTATTATGCCGATCCGCCCAAGCGATATGTATCGGTTACCAATGTGGAGTTGAAGACCGATGAGCGAAAACGAGACAAGTGACCCCAAGCCGGGGTACAAGACGACCGAGTTCTGGTTGTCCACTGCCGCCTGCCTTGTGGGTGCCGTGGTCGCTTCCGGTGCTGTCCCTTCGGACTCTGCCGGGGAACGCATTCTGGCACTGATCGTGTCGGTCTTGGCCGCTCTCGGCTACACCGGAAGTCGCCTCGCCCTCAAGCGCGAGAGGCAGTATTGATATGTGGGCCGCGATCGGCACCGCCGTCGTGACCCTTCTCATGGAACTGATCGGTTTCGGATGGAGACGAACCAATGCCCCCAAGACTGCGCGGGATGTTGCTGATCTCCCTGATGGTCTTCGCGACCAGTTTGAACGTCGGGTGCGACAGCACCAGAACAGTGTTCGTCAATCCGACCGATCATGATCTGATCAGGCTCGGTCCTGAAGTCCGGGGCCGAGTCTATTTGTGGAACGGGGTTGCTTGGCAACTCACCGACCACCCAGTCCTGCTGCCCGAGGGGTGGTACGCAGGATATGTCTCCCCTGCGGGGGATGACCCCATCACCCCTGAGTCGGATTTCCCTTCCCTGTCTGCGGACCCGGACGAGGAGAACTGACATGCCTTACAAGAGCAAGGCGCAGTCCCGCTACATGCACGCGGTCCTTCCAAAGATCGCCAAGAAGTGGGACAAGAAGCAGAAGGGACCCATCCGCAAGGAGCGGGTGGGCCGAAAGAAGTCTTACTAACTAAGGATACACAATGGCTGTTACTGGAATCTCCCTCACTGGCCAGATCAATGGCACAGGGGGAAGTTACGCTAATGACAACGCGATGTTCCTGAAGGTCTTCAGTGGTGAAGTCCTTCAGGCGTTCGAGACCGCGACCGTGATGAAGCCTCTTCACATGGTCCGCACCATCAGCAACGGAAAGTCGGCTCAGTTCCCTCTGACCGGAATCGCCGCCGCTAACTATCACACGCCCGGTGAGGACCTGCTGACCGATGGGTCCTACGTTTCTCAGATCAAGCACGCCGAGAAGATCATCTCGATCGATGATCTCCTCACGGCCACCACGTTCATCGACAAGTTGGACGAGGCCAAGAACCACTACGATGTCCGGTCGATCTACTCGTCCGAACTCGGTCGTGCGCTTGCTCGCGAGATGGACAAGCACCTGATCGGTGTTGCTCTGAATACCGCAGCCAATTTTACTACCGCAACGCCCGCGGCTCGGACCAATGCGGTCACTGGTCTTCCGGGGTCCACGGTCCTTACCGATGCCGATTTCAACTCGGCTGGTCCCGACATCCCCGCCGGTGGCGTCGGTGCCTTCATCGATAAGATGTTCGACATGGCTGCTCAGTTCGACGAGAAGAACGTCCCCTCCGAGGAGCGGTACGTTGTTCTCACTCCGCAGTCGTACTACACCATCGTGAACAGCACCGAAGGCAAGGACCTGATCAACCGGGACTACAATCCCGATGCGAGCAACTCCTATGTGAACGCTCAGATCGCCTCGGTTGCCGGTTTTCGCATGATCCGCAGCAACATCGCTGCTCAGGTCTACGGCGCGACCGTCTCCAACGACGGCAAGGGCGACAACAACTACGGCGGTAACTTCACTCGGGCCAAGGCCGTCGCCTTCCAGAAGCAGGCCTTCGGCACGGTCAAGTTGCTCGACCTCGCCATGGAGTCGGAGTACGAGATCCGCCTTCAGGGCCACCTCATGGTCGCCAAGTACGCCATGGGTCACGGCTCCCTGCGTCATGAGTGTGCCGGTGTCCTCGCCGAAACCGCCTGATAGAGGTAGGTGATCCCAATCTAGGGGTCTGTCCCGTAACAGGGGCAGGCCCCTTTTTTACGTCTTGCAGGAGTTCCATATGCCTATCCATGACGGTGCCTCACCATGGGCTCTGAGCGAGGTCGATGCCATCAACATGAGTCTGGCAACGATCGGAGCCTCGCCGGTCAACGATGTTGACACCCCTTCCGTCGATGTCTCGATGGCCAAGAACACTCTCAAGGAGATCTCTCTGGCTGTCCAGAGCCACGGGTGGTACTTCAACACCGAACAACGGAAGGTCTGGACCCCTGCATCTGGAGGACTGATCGCCATCCCCGATCAGGTTCTGTACGTTGACAACGCCTATGTCGGACCCAAGGTTGACGCGGACGACCGTCAGGTGACCATCAAGGTCCGGTCAGGGACCAAGAGGTATCTTTATGACAACACCAACCAGACCTATTCGTTCGAGACCTCGGTCACGACCAAGACGGTCTACGTCTATGATTGGAACTCGCTTCCTCAGCCTGCTCGTCAATACATTGCGGTTCGGTCGGCAAGGGTCTTTCAAGACCGATCCGTGGGTTCTGAGAAGCATCATTCGTTTACCCTGAGGGACGAGCAGTACGCCCTGTCCGAACTCAGGAGGTTCGAGTCCGAGACTGCAGACCACTCGATCTTCGACAACTACTCGGTGCATCGGGTCATCGACCGTGCCTATCCATATGTAACGGGACTGTAAATGTACAACATTGCCATCCCCAACATGCTGAACGGGGTCTCTCAGCAGCCCCCGCAGGTCAGGTTCCCGACCCAATGCGAGGAACTGATCAACGGCCACTCCAGTCCGTCAGAGTCTCTGACCAAGCGATATCCAACGGACTTCGTGTACGACTGGAGTGTTGGGGAGGACCTGAAGACCGCTCCTTCGGGAAAGATGTTTATCGTCGATCGAGGAGACGGTGCGGAAGCCTACGGTCTGTTTATCAAGGGTTCCGGCTTCGTCAAGGCGTGGGACCTGAGGAACGACACCGAGATCCCTGTCCAGCTTGGGGCCACGACCCCCGACTTCACCTATCTGGACATCACCGACCCCCAAAAGGCCGAGTCCGCTCTGTCGATGACCACCATCGGCGACTTTACTTTGGTGGCCAACCAAGAGAAGACCGTGGCGATGGACACGGCCTTTGTCGAGCCGTCCGACCTTCAGGCTCTGCTCTGGGTCCGGGCGGTTGGATACGGGTCCACGTTCGACATTCGCCTTGAGCTACAAGATGACGACGGAACAGCGGTTGTGTCCCGGGATGTGTTCTTCCGGGCCCCCAACCTCGACGATACCGAATACTTCTTCCCAGAAAGCACCACAAAAGCGGGCTATCTTGCCGTCAACTCAAGCGACTCCTACCCTGACGCAGCAGACTGGGGGAGCCCGGCACCGCCCCAAGCCGGGGGGACCTTCGACACGTTCGGCAACGACACTGCGATTCTGGACCACAGGTTCATCGCTCTTCTTCTGTACGACGCTTTGTATCCAGACCCCCGTCTGGTGGCAAACGCCAGCGGGGACATCGGCGACGGGATGCCTGCTGTCACCGGCCTGACCATCAAACAACAGGGAAACACCGTCGTCCTCGATCTGGACCTCAGTGCTGCCCGGGCTGCCTACGGCAACTCGATCACCCGTATGCGGGTGTTTGTCAAGGATTCCTTGGGGAACAACGGGATCATTCCGGTCTCCTACGCGGTCCCTTCCTTCGATCGTCTGCCCCTGCAGGCCCCTGACGGGTTCGTCGTCAAGATCGAGGGTCTTGAAGACGAGGAGCGGGACGACTACTGGGTGAGGTTCGATGGGTTCAGTTCCGCAGCAAAT